CGACGGTCAGCGGATTCATACCCTGAAAAGGATCTGATTTGTTTCTAAAGGCATTCCACGCATGTGCAAGCCTCTGACCTAATGAGGGCATCCAATCACCTCATTTTGAAATTATTTGCGTTTTTTAGAATGACGGGGTTTATTGGCATATTTTGTACCAGCGAAAGCTTTATTCATTTCGCGTTGCCACTCATCTACCTTAGGACGATATTTCTGTACCGTCTTTGCATGACCCCTTTTTGTTGATCTGTATTGCGCAACCAAGGCTTTCCCAGCATGGTATCCCGATTTAGCGGCTGCCCCTAATGTTGCAACACCGCTAGCAAAGCCAACTCCAGCTAATACGTCTCTGTTTATGTTTTTCCCGTATACCGGCACTAATTTTCGTACTGTTCTACCATTTTCTACGGTAAACATATCAACAAAATTACTAGGCAGTTGATGCTTATCCATTGCTAATGCGCCAAGTAATCCACCAGTACCAACAGCTCCTGCTCCAGAAGTTACTAATCCACTCCGTATAAATTTTCCATGATGGTAATTGTAAGCTTCTTTTTGCTTATCAATATTCATTTTATCTTTATACTTTTGGATTTTTCTTTGAGCTTTAGCATAATGTCTAGCGAGGGCTTTGTCATTGCCTTTATATTTGGCTTTCTGAACACCCCAACGCATTCCTTTAATACCATAATGCGCAAGATATTCTTCGGATCTTTCTACGCCGTAATATTTAGCCATAGAGGATTACCCCCTATTCCGACGTTTCTTACCCTGACGCGGCTGTCCGCCGTTCGCATATTTCGTTCCCTTGAAGGACTCATTCATAGCACTACGGAACTTGGCAGCACGTTTCTGAGCAGTAGCGGCTTTATAAGCATTACGAGCAGCGCCAACAGCAAGACCGGCACCAACAGCACCGGCACCGATACGAGCGATAGTGTTGTTAGAAACACCAGCAAGTTTATTAGAAACCTGTCTTGCGCCAGAACCAACGCTTGCTCCAGCACCACGAACAGCTTTCCCAGCAACTCCATGATAATTCCGTCCAAGATTCTGAACAGCATCACTATCCAAACCTTTGCGAATTGCTTTAGAAATGGATTTGCTATTACCCCATTTATCAACGGCTGTAGCAGCGCGAGTCATTGCCCCACCGACTTGTCCTTTAGTACCAGCAGTATACATAGCAACACCAGTTCTATGTAATGCCTGACTAACTTTATTTCTACCGGGGACCTGAGTTAATGCACGACCGATGTTGGTGCTTGCAGCAGCAGCAGGTCTAATAAGTTTCCGCATTCCACCAGCAACACCACTTGTACCGGCCACAGCCAGTCCACCAGCAGCCGCAGCACCAGCACCCATCAGAGCAGCACGACGAGCATACTTCTTGGAATTACTTGCCTGTTTTTCAAGCTTCGCAAGTTTCTTCTGAGCTTTAGCGTACTGACGGCCTAAACGAGCAGAATTACCGCTCTGGATAGCGCGACGAACGCCCCACTTCATACCACGAATGCCGTAATGCGCAAGATATTCATCGCTACGCTCAACAGCATACATAAATTCGTTATTAGACATATTATTGTTCCTCCATGTCATTCAAATGCATCTCGATATAATTTGTAAGCGACCAAAGCGTCCATTAATGCCGCAACCGAGTCAATCTTTTGCTCGTGCCGCTTCTTAAACAATTTACGGTTACCGTTCGTATCTTCGAGGGTAATACAGTTACCCATCGTGAATGACATCATTTGCTGGTCAAATATTAGCATGCGATCTTCTGCCAGCTTCTTAATTTCGCCCAATGGTACGGACTCGGTTCTCGCTCCTTGCGGAACCTTGACAATGCCGAACGGCCCATTATTCTGTTCCCATCTCTCGATAAATTCTTTTGCATAATATGGGTCGTAACCAACCGACTCCACCTGATATCGAGAATTATCAATAAACGCTTGCAATTCATCATAAACATCTGGGATTTCCAACATGGTCCCTTCCATAATAACGAGAGTTCCTTCATTAATGAACTCTTCATATTTCTGCCGCATTGCCAAAGGCAGGTTTGCAAACGTTGACGAGGTAATATAACATCTCGTCTTAGCACCAAATGACCCATCGCCGATTGGGAACAGAAATGTAAAGGCGCAGAAGTCGTCGCCTCGAGACAGGTCGACGCCCATTGAACAGCGCATATTCCAGAAATCTCTTTTGCGATGAGGGAGGGTTTCTTTATATGTAAAGAAGTAAGTATATCCCTCGCATGGTATGCCGAATCGTTTCGCCAGTATATCGTTCTTCGTCGACGGCGCTTTCTCTGCTCTTTCGACATCTAACTGGTATGCTTCATAAGTGACAGTCTTGCCAAGATTCGGATTGGCTTTTACCCACATGCTCGGATTAGCGACTTCTTTAACGTCGTCGAGCCTATAATAGAAAATAGATACGTGTGGGTTATTATACTCGCCCCTCAGGATGCTCATCAGTTCCATTTTGATGGTATCTCCGATGGAGTTCCGGACAACGCCTTCAGAACTGGTGCAGACGATCAGATAATCATCCAGTTTGGAAGCACCTTGCTCGATTGCACCAATGACGTCTTCACGGATATCACCGGACAGCCATTCGTCGATGGTTGCAACTTTACAGCGAAGGCCCTGAAGTTTGTCAATTGACATTGGGCGAGTTTCCACAATAGATCCAGTAATAAAATTCTGGATGCCCATTTTTGTGGATGCTAGCTTACAGCGATCTGCCTTAGAACCTGTCGTATTCTGTAGGGATCCTTCTGTAAGGAATTTAAACAAAGGCCCACGAGCTCTCGTAATAGAGGTTCGAATGGGAGCCAGTGTTTCTTCAGCTTGTCTGATGGTTGGCGCCGTTACGATTTGGTCAGTTGTAGAGGGATCAATGTTCAGAAAATAATTCTGAATACAACTAGCGTAAACAGACTTTGCGGCCCCTCGACCAACAATCAGGTATTGTTTTGTGATCAACCGCTTTTTGATAGTTTTCTGCTCATAGTGAACAGAAATCCCATCTGGTCCTTTTGTTGGTACGCTACGCTTTACGTAATAATACCAGCCAAAGACTTCTTCAGCCCAGAGTTTAAAGGAATCAAGCAGCTTTAGTTCGCCACCGTCTGTAAGCGTTAATTCGTTCTCACAGAAATCAATAAATCCTTCAACCGGCTGAGGATCATAGTAAACACCAGGATTGTCAATTAACGCATCAATCCGGTTCATCTCCATTGAGATTTCATGACAGACAGGAATTTCGCCTCGTCTTACGGATTCGCGGAATTGACCATAATATTTCGGCGTGGCTGTATTAGACAGCCTCAATTACGCTTGCCACCTTGACGCCTTCTACGATTTTCCACATTTGTAGATAAATAACTATTAAAAGCTTCCGCCTGAGCTCTTTGAGCTGCCGCTCTCTGTTCGGCTCTTGTTAAAGCATAATTGGCTCTGTCGTTTGCCGTTTCATGCCTGTCGTTATAAGCATTCAAACGCTCAAGAGCACCAGATCCTCCAGATTTAAGAGTTCTATTAGCTCTTTCAACATAATACCTTCCGCCTTCATATCTTCCACGAGCCAAAGCAATCTGCTCTTCACGTTTCTTTTGAAGTTCGGATGCGTATTCATTTTGCTTGTTACGAGCTTTAACATCAGATAAATACTTAGCACGATCTCTTGTGCTCATATATCTATCTGGATTAGAAAGTCCTTCTTCATAAGCTGTCTTATAATATTCTTCAGCCTGCTTATTACGAGCTCTACGCTCTTGAACAGAATTACGACTCTCATATTTAGCTTTGCGCTTATCCGCCTTAATTTCAGCAGTAGTACGACCACGGCCACGGAAACGCTCTTCAATATAAGCTCCAGTACCTCCGCCAATGCCACGAATAATACCTTCGCCGATAGCCATCTTAAGACGTTTAGTATATCTCGGATTTTCGGTACTTCCGAGCATACGAGCATTACGCTCAAGCGCAAGTCGATCAGTTACCTGACGAACCTGACTATCCGTAAGCTTTCCATATTTCAGAGTACCGTTTCTAGCCTGCTGCATAGCCTTCTTCATAAATCGGGCTTCTTTTGCAGCAGGTGAATTATAAGTGTTCCAATGAGCTTCCGCCTTCTTAATACCGCTCTTCATCATTCGACCCAATTTGTTCTGGGCTTTCTTATAAGCGGCACTACGAGGCTTTCTTGATCCCGAATGTCTTGGCTTGTCGTGCCTGACACCCCACTTCATTCCAGGAATGCCGAAGTGTGCAAGCTCATTAGGATCATCAGTAACAGCATAGTAAGTCATACTCATGATTCTTCTGCATCTCCTTCGGCCTGAACATTAAGTCTAAACTCAAGTTCAGAGATTCGATTATTGTATTGTTCCGCAACAACAGAAGAAGCAGGAGGATCAAAAATTAACTTAACCCTCAAATAAACAAACTGTCTAACAGCTTCCTGTAAATGTTTGTTGTCGGTGAATTCGTCCCATCTATTATTAGGACCTTCAATGGAGAATCCCGCTTCAGGACCAACATGTAACTGATGTAGCGTCAAGAATTCTGCATTAATTAAATCTTTGACTTCATTATCAAATCCGTCGTCTTGTTCAGAAATGCCAAGCAATTTCTTAATGCTGTCAAGAATGCTTGAGGAATCCATTAGCGCATCCTCCTTTCATATTAGACTTTCCATGGACATGTATCATTCGGTCTTCTCTCAATAATCTTTGGAAGAAGACTTGCATCCCCATAGTGAATCGCGTTATGGGTATTAAACGAAACGCAAATCAAATATTCAGGGTTGAGTATCCACTCTGCTGCATCAACTATGTCTTTAGGAAGCATTGGATTCATGTGATGTACATAAATTCCATTTTGAAGTTCATAACCTTCAAGCCCGAGGTCACAACCATTGTCTCGGATGATGACATCGCGCCGAATTTGTTTCCACTCATATGATTTATAGAACTTTTGGTT